CAACTCAAAAGCAGTGAATGATGTTACACCTACCAATGCAGTACATAAAGGTGGTAGAAACGGTGTAGGAGGTACTTGGTTCTGTACCAACCCAAATCTTAGAGTGTATGGTACAAGATGTGTACCCAAAAATAAACCTGGTAATAATAGATGTTGTTAATTTATTTTCATTTATTTTTAAGAAATATTGAATTTCTTAGATTTTCCACATATTTATTAATATAACAAAGAAACTAAAACTAAAACACTATGAAAGAAAAAACAAAATTAAACGATATGAAAGAATTATTAATGACATTAAGGTTAATGAATGCAACTCAAAAAATGATTAATACTCAATCTAAAATAAAATATTTATTAAAAAATAAAGAATTATCAAAATAATTTTGTAACTTTGTAGAATGAAAGAAATTAAAGAAGAAATATTTAAAGATATACCTGGGTATGAAGGTTTTTATGAAGTTAGCAATTTAGGTCGAGTTTTTAGTGTGAGAAGTAATAGATTGTTAAAACCTGGTTTAAGTAGTTCAAATTATTTAAATATTAATTTATCAAAAAATGGTAAACAGAAAACTATTGATGTACATAAGCTAGTAGCAATGGCATTCTTAGGTCACATTCCAAATGGTAATAAGATAGTATGTGACCATAAAAATAATATACCAACGGATAATAGATTGGAAAATTTACAAATTATTAGTGCTCGTGAAAACACATCAAAAGATAGGAAAAATGGTTCGAGTGATTATGTTGGTGTTTGTTGGTGTAAAAGATATAAAAAATGGATATCACGAATACAAATTAATAATAAATTAATTAATTTAGGTCGTTTTATTGATGAACTACAAGCATCTCAAATATACCAAATAGCTTTAAAGAATATGGATATGTATGATGGTGATAATAAAAAATTTAAATTATTACTAAATAATATAGAATAGACTTTATCTTTTGAAAAAAAGATATATAATTAAAGTAGTGTTTGACATAGGCACTTCTTTGGTTATTTATTAAAAGAAAAAAGGGACTCATATCGGGCCCCTTTTTTTTATGCTTATTAAATTTTATAATTATTGAATCATCTTATAATACTTGTTGGTTAATTCAACTCTATGTTCCAAACCATTATAACCTCCATTGATACGTCTGGTTAGTGTTTTAATGGCCGTAGGATGCACTATAGTACAAAGTGACCATAACTTATTGGTTGAGAAAAAGAAGATGGCAGAAGCGAAATAATATTTTGTACATACTAATTCTGGATTACACAATATTTCTGGTTCATTCATAAACTTAGCAAACGCTGTGTAATTATTTCTACCAGTTAATTGCAAAGAACCTCTTCCTCTATATAACCAACCATCGCCAGAATCTTCATCACCGTTACCCATACGATTTCCGTATACTTTATTGGCTATCTTTTGTGGGTTCATTACATACCCATCTGTTGAAGCTGGGGTAGGGAAGTATTTACCAAAAATTATTCTCAATCTATCTTTAGAATATCTTAAATTTTCCTCATCAACACTAAAGTTACCAGTTTCGTGAGAACACTGGCCTAAGAAATGTGCTAGATGTTCATTGTTTAGTATTCCTAGACGTTCTCTAAGCACTTCAGCAGTGTTTGGACCTACTATACCATCTGGTACTAATTGATTGTTACGTTGGAAATCTATAATTTTATTCATAATTGAAACATTTTAGTTTTTTATACTTTATCTTTGATATCTTTCTCATTTAATCCAGTCAAGTTAACTATATCTTCTTTAACTTTAGCTAATCTTTTAATCATTTCTTTGAATATTATCCAAAAAGAACGATTACCAAGTAAGATAGATGTCTCATCAATGCTTTTTACTTCAACATATACCCAAAACGATGTTATACATTTAGCAAAAAACAATTTAATACCAAATGCTACACCATCCATAATGTATAAATCAACTAAATAAGCTAAAAGCATAGTTGAAAGATAGAAGAATAGTTTTCTAAATGTTTGTATTTTCAATATATTTGATTTGAATGAAGCAACTCCATTCATTTTTATTGTTTGGTAGATAGCAAATATGGTATCAACCAAGATTACAGCAATTAATATGATAGCCAACCCTTGAAGAGGTGCTAAGAATGCAACCAATGTCATTGCAATGGCTTTAAATTTGATTTTAAGTAGTAGGCTTTTCATAGGTTAAGTTTTATTTATATAATTATTAACCCTATACCTTCATTATAATTACTACCACCATTACCACAAGTATTTTTTATGATTGAATCTTTGTTTAAAGCTGATAAATAATTAGGATATAAATCTTTATTTTCTAAAAGGTAGTTTTTAAGTTCAATACCAAAGAATTCTGATTGTTGAATATATTGATTGTACATAAATTTAACTTCTGGTAAATCAATACTCTCTGAGTTATCATCATTTTGTTTTTGAATACCTTTATTTTTTAATTGGTACGTTAAAGTAATAACAGCATTTGCACATACTCTCCATACGATAGCCAATTGCATACGTTCAACGATAGCTTCTTCATCAACTGATAAAGTTTGAGCATTATATTTAGTTAATAAATCATCAAAGAAGTAAGAACCAATTTGATATTTAACAAACCCTTTGGCAGCAAATTGTACCAAGGGGCTAAAGTCAGTTACATCAACATTGTCAGTTATTATACCAACTGTTTGTATGTAATTTTGTGAGCAGAAATAGATAGCCATTATTATAATATTTTAGTTTTTGGGTCTTCAACTTCAACGATTTTATCATCGATGATTTGAAAGTTATTTATTGTTACAGATGCTTTGATATCTCCGATGTCTAAAATGTCATTTAAACATTCTTCTGTCATTTCTCTTAAAGGCATCACTACGTTCTTTTCAAAGATTGTATAAGACTCTTTTAATTCATTTCCACTACCAAGTGAACCAGATGTTCTAATTCCTAACAACAGAACGTCTATTTGATGTGCTCTACATATGTTAGCATCAACTCTTTGAAGTGTTGAATCAAATATCTTATCGTTTTGATTACCAGGTATTGATTCTATTGTTGGTAATTGACTTGCATCACTTCCAACGAAAGTAAGTATACGTCCAGCTGATGGGGCACCTTTTGCTCTTTCGATAGTATCCTTGAATTGTTTTAATTCTAATTCACTTGAAAAGTTCTTTGCAACCTTAATCATAAATGATGGAAATACACTATTGATAATATTAGATTTTTGTAAGTATGACATTTCACCATCCAAGAAAGCATCATTTAAACAACTTACATATTGTGGCAATGGATATATATCTTGACCAGCATCAGCATCAATCTCATATACGAATAAACTTTCACCCATTACATTTGCTGAATAAGGAACATATTGCTTCATATCAATACTTCTACTCCAATCTGAACTAATTGTATAGATTGAACGAGTTTCGTTGTTACGTACCTTCTCTGGACCTACCCTCTTAACTGTAACACCTTTTTCAGTTTTACAAACTAAGATACAAACTCTACCGTGCATAATTAAATCTTTGGTAATTTGTCTAGACATTTTCTTAAACTTATTTTTCTTGATAAAAGTATATCCATCAACCTTATCTTTGGCTGTTATATATTCACCTTCTAATTCATAACCACCACCAATTACAGCGTTAGTTTTATATTCAATGATTGAACCATTCAAAGATGATTGAAATTTCATTTGATTAATTAGTTGTGGAAATAAATTATCATTACCAAATCTAACATAAGATTCTGAACCATAAGCTTTTACGTAAGGTAGAGATAAATCTCCTTCACCTACTGTACCGAATGGTGATGAGAATTGTGAATAGAAAGGTGATTTAACTTTCTCTTCTTTTGGTTCTTGTTTATTTTTTCCGAAATTAAATATGCTCATAATTATTTGTAAATTGAACTGGTTGACCCAGTTGATATTGTTATGTTTTGGTCACTTGCTACTACCATTCTACCTTCTTCTAGTATTCTACCAGTTGTTGCAGATATTGATAATGTTGACCCAGTTGATTCGTATACTCTATATTCATATTGACCACTTACCAAAGATAATGGTATATTATTACCACCACTTGTGGACCCAGTAAGATTTTCAATTAAAGTAAATTGGTTATATCTATTTGGATAATTTGAAGTATCTTCTGTTGTAAAGAAAATTGCAGAAGAATTTAAGATATATTCATTTGTAAATTCAAATAAATAAAATGGTGTAAGTAACCTACTTGACTCTTTTAAAGTTAGTACGAATTGATTGGTATTATTTTTATCTAAATATATCATTATTTTTATTTAATATTGTTTATGCATCTATAAAATTATAGTTAAAATAAAAAAGGGTCAGTAAATGAATACCAACCCTTAATTTATTTAATGTGAAAAGTTATTATGCTATTAACGCTGCTATGATAGTAGGGTCAACGAAATAAGGACGTTGAACCATTTCACCTAACAATGTAGTGTCATACTTAGAACCTTCAGCTTTAGCTGTTCCAGATGATTCAGAACCACCATTCAACTGCATATGGTCGAAGTAAGTATATTGTCCATCAGCACCTAAAACGATAATGTCTAAGAATCTATTACCTTCTCCTAAGATTGATAATGCTCTTGAGATAGTACCTTGTCTACGAGAGAATTGAAGTGTTAATGTTGAGTTCCATATGTTAGAACCAACCAATAGGTCAGTTGCTAATTCTGATACAAAGCTTCCAGTGTTTCTTTTAAATTCAAATGTTGAGAATTGTTCAGTGTTACCTAAAGCAGTTATTGTGTGAGCTGATACATCTAAAGTTGAACCAGTTATAGATGCTGTATCAATTACGTAGATACCGTAGATACCTCCTAAATTGTTATCATCACATCCTTTTAAAATATTTACTATTGAATTACAAGCCATTTTATTTATGTGTTTTTTATATTGTTATTTTATTTTATTAGTTATAAAAAAAGCCGCTACAATTGCAGCAGCTTTTATTATTAATTTATTTTGTTAATACTTATTAAGAGAAGTATACAATCTCACCACCGTTAACAACTGTGAATCCAACTTTTAAATTAGTTCTAGTTCTTAATTTAGGTTCAGCGATACTTTCTTCTAAGTTTACAGCTTTAAGTGCTTTACCATCACCTTCACCATCGAATGCGTAGATAAGGTTATCTTTTAAAGTTAATACTATTTTATCAGATGACATACCTTGACAGATAACCAATTTGATATCTAAGTAAGATAACTCTAAGTTTTTAGTAACAAATGATTGAGTATTACCAGCAGCTACTGCTTGTCTGTATGCAGATGCAACATTAGGTGATACATATAATCTTAAGTCTTCAGTTCTGTTGATTAATGCTGGAACGTTTATTGCCATTGAGTTATAAACAGAAGCAATATTAGCTAATACATTAGAAACAGTTGTAGCAGTTGCAGTAATATCAATTACAGCAGTATCAGCAGCAAGTAATTTTTCATACCCATCAACTAATTTTAAGTAAGCAGTTGCACCAGTGAATGTAGCAGTAGCAGTATTTCCTCTCCATCTTTGACCTTCAATTTCAGCTGAAATTTCTTTAGCCATTTCATCCCAGTAGAATGACATAAATGGTTGAACTTCAAATGAAGCACCAGCACCTTTTGCCATATTCATTGATAAGAATGAACTTTCAATATCGAATCTACAGATTTCAGCTAAAGCAGAAACTGGAGTTACATCGATTTCAATTGCAGATAAATCTTGAGCACCAGCAACGAAATCACAAGAACTATCTTTTAACAATGAAGTAAATGAAGTTGTTGCTAATTTTGTTTTTGTTTTAATACCAGGTAATGTACGGAAGTTATTCGCAACATCTTCTGTGATGTAAGCTTTACCGTAAAATGCTTCTGGGTTTGGGTTTAACAATGCACTTGCATCAATGTTAAGGTTAAATTTTAATTCTCTCATTTTTGTTTTGTTTTTTTAATTATTCAATTATTATTGTAATTTTTATTTAATATTGTTTCTCACTTATAAAATTATAATTTTACTTATTTTTTAAGTGTTTTAGCGAATCTTGAAAATGCCGCTAATCTATCTTGTGCAGATAATTGAGTAGGTTCTGGAACCGCTTCTTCAATTACTTCTTCAGATTTTAAATCACCAATCATTTTGTATAATTCTTCAAATTTAGAATCAACCTCTTCTTTAGAATAAGATTCAATTACTTCTTCTTTGATTTCTTCAATCACTTCTTCAGCCAATTCTTCTTCCTTAACTTCTTCAATAACTTCTTCAGCTAATTCTTCTTCCTTAACTTCTTTAGCCAATTCTTCTTCTTTAACTTCTTCAATCACTTCTTCAGCCAATTCTTCTTTCTCTTTAATTTCTATAATTTCGTTTTCTTTAACTACGTAAATTTTTCCACCAATCTCGTGTTCACCGTTAGGTAACATTAATTTTTCCATCTTGTTTTGTTTTTGTTTATTTTTATTTATTATTTCACTTAACTTCATTCCTAAGAAACCTTCAATTGAATATCCAGTTTGCTCATTTTCTACTAAGCTATTGTAAGCTTCTTTATCTGTAATCTGTGTTATTACCATAAGAGTTCCTTTAGGAACATCGATACCATATTTTGTAAATGCTTTATCAGTTTTACTATCTTCAACTATCCAAGCTTCTAATAAATATGCTGGCACTATATCATCTGCGTTATGTTCTAAGTTGAATACGTTTTCTCTATTGGCTTTAGCCATAAATTTAGAATGTATCTTATCGATTTCTTCTTCTGTAAATTGTACGTAATATTCTTCATCATCATCC